TCTCTTTGGATGATGACTGCAAAAATAACATATGCGACTGGAGCATAACAGCCGACGTTGACTGGAAAAACAAGCATGGAAAATATGAGGATTACTTAGGAGGCTGCTGCCATGATGAAGTTGCAAAACATTTTCCGGAATTGGCAAAATTCATATCGTTGCATCTTTGTAACCATTATGGTGCTCCTATGTATCCGGTGGAAAATGGCATATATCACGTTAGAAGAAGTGGTATGTCTGTGGCAATGGAGTATTTGCGTATATCAGAACAAGAATGCGTAGAATTATATAAAGCCTCTGAGGATAAGATGTATTTCAAGTATCTGCTTTTCAGTCTTGGAATCGTAGATAGATGGAAAAGAGAATCAGAAGAACTTATTGCGGAACTTGAAAAATTGTGTGGCAAGAAATGGGTAAATCCGTATATGCCGGAAAAGGAAAGGTTTACTTTGACATTAACGGACGAGGAACGTTTGCTTGTTGAAGAGCGCATTAAAGCTGGGTATTATTCCGCAGAAAGTATCGAAAAACGTAGGGAAGAGGCTCATAAGGCAAAGATGTTGAAAAAGCGTGCTGAAATTTGTGAGCGATACGATAAGAAAATCAGACAAGCAGAAGCAGAAAAGAAGATAATGCTCTGTGTGTTTGATTATGGATTGCCAATTAATAATGTTATATATTATCCTCACACGAACACTTTGTCTTTCAACTGGAACAGTTATGGAGAAAAAATCACACAGGAAGAGTTTGATGATTTTGTGAACAAGGTGGACCGCTCTCAGTTGCCGGAAGGTATCAAGTTTGAGCTTAAATAAAATACAGGATATGGAAAGATTGAATTTCGAAACACTGTTTCGTGTCGTAAGATGGGATTACAACCGTTGTTTTAAGGATGAATCACTGGACAAGAATTTGTTCATGGAAAAATACGGGAAAGTTATGGGAGAGCATTATTACAATAAGTTTGTCCATGAGTTTAACGGGAATATTATGAAGATGATTGGTTACTTCAGAGGTTCCGAAAAAGAAGGGCAAGTGTTCTGCGATATGATAACCGAACGTATTGAAAAATATGAACAAAGAGAATCATATAATAGAGGTAAGTTAAACAATTAAAAAGATACTTATATGAACAATTCAATGGTCGCTCACTTGTGGGCAAACGAAAAGCAAGAATCTGCAAATGGTAGTAACTTCTATTTTGAAGGAGAAAGTATTTACTCCTATGGAAGACATTTCGAGGTTGGAAGAATCGCGCGAAACAAGCGTGGAGAAAAGGCGTATTTGATTAATGATACATATTATTCTTCTACTACAAGCAAGCATCAATATTATGTTCGTGAAGCAATACCAACTGGCTCAAAGGTATTCTATGTTGAATGTAATATATCATATTGTATCGGCAACATGCTCTTTGTTACCAATATGTTGGAATCCATTAAAGATGCTATTGAAAAATACAAAAAAGCAAAAGCCGAATTGTCCTATCGAGATATTTGGGGAACGTTTAAAAATCTGATGGATTATATTGAGTTTTTCGATATGGGGACTCCCAAGAGTCTTCTTAAAAAGAGCGCAAACGAATGGCTTGGAACTAACCATGAATTATCACGGAAATCAGATAAGATTAAACGTGAACATGCCCGTGAATTGAAACGTATTTTCCAGATATTGTTGAATCATCAAGCACTGGAAGTCCTTGGAACCGTTAATGTGATTGTAGATGAAGTTTGTGGTGAAGGAACTTGGTTGAAATATTGGGAAAGAGTTGAAAGACATAGAGTAAATATAGAAACAAAACAGGAAAAAAAGCGTAGGGCAAGGGAAGAAGAATTAGACAAATTTCGTAAGGATTTTTATGAAAGATTAGAAAAATGGAAGTCAGGAGAACTTAATTTCTTGCATTCATATTATTTTATTGATATTGCTGACGTAAATGCTTGGATGCGTATAAAAGAAGGAATTATTGAAACAAGCAAACAAATAAAAATTGGGATAGAAGAAGCCAGAAGGATGTGGCAGGTGGTGTCGCTGTTGCACCGGGGAGGCCAGTTCCGGCATGGCCTGGTAGAGGATGTGAATGGCAATAAGTGGAGTATAAACCGGTATGAAAACGATATACTGACAGCCGGGTGTCATCGTATTGCGTATAGCGAGATGGAAAGTATTGCAAAACAACTGGGATGGGCGTAAGTAACCCATCCTGTTTTATAACAATTAAAAACGAAAAGATATGAAAAATTCAATTATTGTTCCGTTTGATTTAAATACGGCGAGAAAAATTAAAAGCGGAGAAATAGAAGGTTCAGTATTAATTGGTAATATTAAAATAGAATTTGTATATGAGTCAAAAGACTGTGCAGATCGTTATAATTTACTTTTTGTAAAAAAAGATGAATCTGGGATAAGTGCTATATATGCCGATACAGAAGGTCGTACTTTTTTCAACAACGTTCTGGAATTGGAAGTAGAGGCTGGAGCGTATTTTAAGAAAGGAGATGTATTAATAAGCACGCTTGGGAACCCATTTATATATAATGGTATTATTAATAGAGAAGGAGATATGGGATGCATATATGGTATATCGGCATATGGCGAGATTACATCTGAAGAAGTTCCAATATGGACAAGTGTGTGTGGTGAGGATAAATCCAAGTATGTTAGATTAGCCACAGAGGAAGAGAAAAAATCTTTTGCTGAAAGAATTGCTAATACAGAAAACCTTAAAAAAGCAGGAATAATAAAACAATATCTAAGTGAGTACGAATACTTGCTGACTAAAGAAAAGAAATGCGATTTTAAGCCATTCGATCAAGTCTTGGTGAGAGCAAGCAATTTGGGAAATTGGAATCTACACTTATTTGCCAGAGTAAGAGAAGAAGAATATAAATATGAATGCTTGGGAGGTTTGAGATACAAAGAGTGTATCCCATACCAAGGAAATGAGCATCTTTTAGGAACTAATAAAAGCAAATAAGATCATGGAACAGAGAACAGCAACAATTCCGTTTGATTTAGAAACGGCGAAAAAAATAAACATAGGGGAAATAGCAGGTCGTATTGTGACAGAGAAAGGACAAAATAGAGCAGAAATCGTATATGAAGACAATTCGTCAAATTGTCCGTTATTGGTTGTAATTCATTCGATTTCTGTATCGGCAGACTGGTTTTCTGCTACAGGAAAAGCACTTAGCAGCGCAAATCGACTCCTTCTTGAAGTTCCAGAATATACTACGTTTAAAGATGGAGAGGTGTTAAGTAATAAAGATGGTAGCTATATCTTTATTTTAAATACACATGGGAAATATTTAACGTCTTTTTATGCCTCTTTAAATCAAAAAGGTATTCTTAAAATAGAAGATGGTTTATCTGCTTGGGAAAATCAGATAGAAAAATACAGATTTGCCACTGAGTCCGAAAGACAAAAGTTGGTTGACGCATTAAAGGCAAGCAAAGAACCTAAAGCTAAAGAGTATTTGAAACGCTTCTTCGGAATTGAAGAAAAACCGAAATATGAGTTTAAGCCGTTTGACAAAGTGCTGGTAAGAAAAGAAGGAAATAAAAAATGGAATATCAGTTTGTTTGCAAGGGAAATTGTGGACGATTATAATAGATTGCCTTATAAGTACGAATGTTCTAATGGAACATTATGGGATTGTTGCATTCCTTTTGAGGGCAATGAATGTCTTTTAGAAACTGCTGAAAATCCAGAAAAATGAAAACGGTAAAATTATCTGATTTTTCTCCTTATGACAGAAACAAAGGAGGAATACAAGAATTGCATCATAAAATTGAGTCCAAAACACTTCAATATTGGGGCAAAGATAGTGGTATTCTGATCGGCATCACTCCGATATATAAGATACGTTTGTGGAGCGAAGAAGTAAATGTTATAAATGATAAACAATAAATATGAAAACAAGAACATACGAAGGGGTGCAGCACGGAGACTGGGTAAGATGTGTCTTATGTGGAGCACAAATGCTTCTTCCATGTGGAGCTGACAAATGCCCGGAATGTAGCAGTGAAGGTACTTTAACGTGGGTAGATGAAGATAAGCAAGAAATGGATGCTAAACATCTGGATTGTCTTGTTCCAATACGCAAATTGGAGTTACAAGAATATCTGTCCCCAGAAATTTTGAAAATGGAACATATATGAAAATAGAATACATACAAAATGTAAATGCGGTGCAGTCACTATCAGATTTGATAATGGAGCTTCGAATAGCATGTTTTGGGAAACATTTGAAAAATTGGATTTGGATGCTGGTGATGCCACATGGCTTCACCAGTCCTGCTGCTGCGACCACTGCGTCAACCATTTGGGGATCGACTTATGCGATTGTGGATCAGAACATAAGGTAGGAGAATGTGAATGTGGATCCCAAAAGGCGCATGATACATTAGGGATTAAATATGATTCGTTTGGAGCAATATTAAAAAACTTTGGATAATGGATATAGTAAGTAAATACACCGCCTTGTTAGGACAACAGAAGCTAAAAGAATCATTTGTGAAAGATTTGGAGCTTGTATTATCAAGAAAAAATCCTAATATAGAAAAAGGGAAACTTAATTTCATTCGTTATTCAGAAATGAAAAATTGGAGTGTAAGAGAGTTGTTTGGTGAAGACTTGGAACAAGCTGATAGGGCTTTAATAAACAAGGTGTATCATATGCTATTTGATATAGGTTCGGATTTTGAATCGGTTATAAGAATGCTATATAGCTTTCGTAACGGACCTAAATCGGGGATAAAAGTGGCGGATCCAGAGGATAATTACGAATGGACTAACAAGGACGGAAATGAAAAATATTCTACTAAAAATCTCCCAAAAGCGCATTTTAGATGGGATTGGAGAAGATATACCTTATCAAAAGAATCCGTTGATAAAATAACGGAGTTTGTAGACAC